GAAGATTGTCTACAAGTTTGAATAAAACAAGTTTTCCAGAAGATGTTGAAGTTGGAGAATCCGTAATATATAAAGTTTCTGTGAATTCATTAGTCTTAAATCCAGAAGATTTAATACTATAGTTATTTGTTTTCTGATGAAATTTATTACCAAAACATAATTCATAAGTTGCAAATGTATTAAATGCTGGTTGCAAATCTCTTCTCATTTTAACTTTTGTAATATTAGATGTAATTGCTTTATTTGTATTATCAATTAGTGTATTTACTTTGCTATATTTAAATCTTCCACCAAAATTGTTTACATCTGTAGATTTTGAATATGTAGTTAAAGTATTAATAACTTGATTGCGAAGTAAACTTGAATCTGCAGTAAATGACTTATTGTAATAAATTGTTGTGTCTATTTCTACATAAAGATATTTCAAATCAATAATTTCTGGTTTAATTCCAGCAATGCTATATTGTTTTAATTTTTTCTTAATGTCATTTTTGGTGATCTGAGATAAAAAACTTCCATTTCTTGGTTTAATTGAAATGAAAACCTTTCCATATTCTGGTGGATCTAACTCATCTCCACCATATGCAGTTACTGAATCTACATTAGTGTAAAGATAAGGAATTAATGATTTATAATCATTTGCTGTGACCGCTCTATATTGAGATGCATAAACTCTTGGGGCAAGATATTTGACAGAATCTACTGATTCAATGTCATCTCCATTCTGAGACGGCATTTCTGTGGATAGAAGAGAAATTCCAGAAGTAATATCATTTCCATTATTGTCTACAAGAGATCCAGAAAAAGTAAAATTGGATGCTCCATTTGCATTTTTTCCGTTAGTTACAATATATGAAATAGTTATAGTGCTACCGTTTTCTGGTTTTTTCCCAAGTAAATTATCACCAAAAAGAATTTCATATTTTTCGTCGTTTATTTCCTGAATTAAAAATATTTTAGAATTCTTATCAATATTTAAAATATTATCATACAGTGAATATTTTTCGGTTGAAGTTAAAGTTACCTTTACATTAATTGTAGAAGTATCAATATCAGAGTTATTTAAAATGTATCTTTGATTTGGTTGACTATAATCAATTATAAAACTTTTAGTTAGATATGATCCTTCATAAATTGATAAACTATTAAAATATGCAATACCAGAGTTATTAACTGTAACTGTTATGTCTGAAGGAATTGAAAATATATAATTGCCCGATTGAACAGCACCTAAAGCAACAATTCCTGCATTAAGTGTTACTGTTCTTGAATTTAAATTTCCAGTATCTACTGCAAACGAAATCTTCGATTCTGCTGATCTTTTTGATCGTGGAATATAACCAATATTTCTTGCAAGAGAAACAACATTTTCTCTTAATGTTGCTGAATCAATGAATGATTCATTCACCTGCATATTCGTATTATATGCAGTAATATAACTATTGTAAGCTAAAATATCTATTAAAATTGAAAAGTTAGATCCCTCAAAATCGAAATCAGTAAAATTTGAATCAGATCTCAGATAATCTTTAATCTGAGATCTTAAATCATTAAAATCTAAATTTGTAAATTGATTGAAGGACATTATGCTCTTGTTGGTTGTAAAATAAATTCTATATTTTGTGTTGGAAATGGTAAACCAACAATATCATAGGATATACTAATATTTAAATCATTTGTGTCTACTGGTTCATCAACATCAACACTTCTCAATTTAATTCTAGGTTCAAAATTATTCAGTAATGATTTGATTTCTTCTTGCAGAAATGAACCCATGCCCGTGTTTTGTAATTCAAAAATCGAATCTTCTATTGATGTTCCCAATAAATTATTAAAAAATCTCTCACCAATACGAGTTCTTACAAGATTCATTACAGACATTTTAATAGAATCCTCATTTCTGAGAATAGTCAGATCATTTGTAACTGGATGCCTCGTAAAAGACAAACTGATGTCTTTAAAACTACGAGAAATTGTTACTGCCATTCATTTTTTTCTCTTTTATATATCTATAATACTTTTACCAAATTTTTCCATAATTTGGTTCAGTTCCATATTCCCAATCATCATAGTCTTCATCATTACGAATTATTTCGTGAAGATCAGTTTGCTTTTTTAAGTTATGTTTTGGCGCTTTATCATGCATAACTTCTTGAATTACTCTTTCGGAAGATTCTGAACGATAATCTGTAATCAAACTCGTGGTTCCCCACATTTGACGCATGTATTCTCTGTCTCTATCGACTGGTAAATTTGACATTTTTGGCTCCTGTTTTAAAAATAAAACAGAACTTTTATAATGGAGGTTGCTATCTCCAATTTTATTTAACGATTTAAACTTCTGATTTTATAATTATACGAATTAAAATATTTTAAAAGTTCAATTGCAACAATTTTTGGATTTCCTTCCCCACAAGTATAAATGTCAATTGCAATGCATCCTTTTTCCGGCCATGTGTGCGCTGAAAAATGACTTTCCGACAATGCAATCACAATCGTAAGACCTTGTGGTTCAAATTTATGAGTAAAGATATTTAAAATAGTCATCTTTGCACGAGAAATCCCCCTTTGGATTACTTCCAATAGGGGGATTGTATCATTTAACAAATCATGTTTGACATCATATACCTCTAATAAGAGGTGATTGCCCATAGAAAATTGTTCCAATAAATATGAAAGTAAAAATTTATTTATTTTAATTTAAATTTGTAATTTCATACATGTAATGATTGGATGTTTCTATTTTTCTTTTATTTTCGATTGAATATACTGTTAAATCAATTTCATATCCAGGATTTTTGTCTATTCTATTAAATGTCCAGGCATTATCGTACCAAATAATACGATTATTTGGGTATGCATAGTAATTTCCAGTTTCTACTTTAAATAAATGAGCACATTTATGTTCAGGAGTCTCTGAAAAATTAAGATCAGTGACTCCTTTATTTTCCCATGACCAATCAAGAGTAAACATATAACTTCCAATCACTTTTCTTCCATCAGGACGAATTAATTCTGCTTGTAATCCAGCAAGACGAGAGCGTTTCTGAACGTCAATATATGGCGAAAAACAATCCCAGTACATAATATCTTCCAATGGTTCAATTGGAGCATCTAATTTCCAGCAAAAAGCATGAAGAGGTCTACGAGTCCAATTTACACCATTTTCAAGAAATGCTTCAAACAAAGGAACTCTTTTTTCAATACTAGCAACACAATGCACATCACATTTGGTCACTTCGCCGTGTCCCTTTATATGATTAAAAAGAAATTCATTACGGATATAGCAGGACCAATCTGGAAGGCTGTGATTTAGATAAGCCATACTTACCGTCCTTGACCTCGATACTTTTTTCGAGCGGAATTCCGACTTGTTTTCGAATACTTTGTATTCTTTCCTTGTCCTTGAAGTGTATTCTTAGGTGTACTATCAATCTTTTGATCTTTCTTATTCAGGGCCATTTCAATTCTTCTCCTTTTTGGTTCAAAAAACGGTTTTTGACGGGATTTTTGCGCGAGTTTTATAAAGACATCATAAGAAGCAGTTCATATAACGTCTCTGAGGTATAAAAAACACCTCTATAAGACTTGTTTAAATCTCATAGAGGTATTCTAAGACAAACCATTGAAAGAGTCAAGAAATGTCTGAGAGATATATCTCAGATCACTCTAGTCTTTTCATGTCCTACACGAATCTGAGGATCACACCAAATCTCAAATCCTGCTTCTTTTGCATCTAGACAGAATGAAACATCCTCTCCACACATATCTTGTACTTCACCAGATTCAAAGACTTGCATCTTCGGAGCAAACCAAGGATATTCAAGATTTTCAAATACTCCATTCTTAATCAATACCCAACCAAATCCAGTATAATCAACTGTAAATGGCTTGCGGCGCTTGCTCATTGTATCTAAAGTTTCATGATTCATTACTCCCCCATTGCCTCTAAAATCCTCTTCATCCAACCAATGAGCAACTGAAGTAGTATGACCATCCTCTGTACAATACCACCCTGCTGC